TTCCTCGATACTGTTATAATGTTAGCAGTAGCTACTGCGGCCGCAGATAATGCGCGTTCCGCAGCGCGGGTTTTTCAACAACTTAGCGTGTATGCTCGTATGTTGCTTACGGGTATTAATGCGTATAAGTTTTTGTATTCTCTTTTGCCTGGTGATGCTGTGGAAGACAGTTACACTCAGGTAATTGCTGATGTGCCAGCGGCCGCTCGTGAGTTTATCGAGCGTGCTGAGGTTATTCAGCCAGTAATATTTCATGGTGATCCTGACGAGGAGAAGAAGTCACCGCGTGCAGATGATGCTGTTACGCGGTTGTCTGATTATCGTCAAGCGTTTGATCAAATGTGGACAAACGCTCATGATCGGGTACGGATGTCAAATCTGATGCCGAGATTGGGAATTGGAGCTGTACCGCCGGAGAGTCTTTTGCATAATCCGTCGGCGCATGCGCACCATTCTGTGGATGTTGAGGAAGAGGGTTACTACTTTCAAATGAAGGAGTACCTTTCTGATCATCCACGCCTTTTCTTGTTGATGATTGTTATTGTCGCAGGATTGGTCTCAGCTCTTTTAATGTGGATGAATCGCAGAAAGAGTGAGCTTGAGGGAATGAAAATTACTGAAGTGGTCGCTGTTGCGACTTCTACCACGACAGTTGTTGAGGTTGAAACAGTTAAGCCGGCTGTTTCAATTCCTGTTGTGGATGACTGGCACAAGCCGCCAGAGATAGTTTACCCGGTTCTCGAAAGAGGACGTCAGGGTAAGAATTATCCACCTGGTTTGCAAGTGTCAGAGGATTATGATCCAAACGCTAAGCGTGGTGATAAACGATTCATTGAGCCTAAGGGTGAATGGATCGGCGCTAAACATCAAAAACGAAATCCAACGCGTGGTGATGAACCACCTGTTGTGACAGTTATTGATGAGTATGAGGATCAGAGGGATGCTAAAGATCAGCAGGAAGCAGATAATTACTTCGCTGCTGAAGAAGATGCGCAAATAGATGCTGCTATTGATAAGCAAGAGCAGAAATACTATGGCGCAGATTTTGGTGATGACGATGTTTATGGACCTGTAGGGTCTCGTAATAATCCGTATGATACGGGATTTCGTGAAGCACCAATTAAGCATCCGGGTCAACAGCGGCGACCTGTACCCCCTAGTAAGGAGTATATGGAGGCTGTCGCTGCAGCGCAACCGATGAGAGTTAAGACTGAGAAGCAGAAGGATGCTGATCGTCTTAGGTTTTTGACGGGTTTAGCTAATCGCAACAAACTGAAGAATAGTAAGATTGTTGGTAAGCGAAGTACCTGTAAAGCGACAATGTGTATTGATGAGGAGTGTAAGCTCTTTCATATGATACCGGTTTGTCCTTATCGTCGTCGTGGCGTTGATTGCCCGCATGATTGTCCTTTCTTTCATAAGTTGAAAGTTAAAGGCGATCCAGTGCCTAAGCCTATTCTCAAGAGGGGAAAGGTTTTAATCGAGCGTAAAGAACTCGAAGGCATGTATGCTGGTAAACGCAGTGATTTAGCGGTCCCTATGGAGACTGTTTTTCCTGTGTATAAAACTGCTGATTTTAGAGAGCGGTTTGATGATACTACCCCTAATCGGTTAGGTCATTGTCAGTATTGTGCGGGTAATTATATTACTACGGACCATAATGTGATTGTCAATAAGGGAGAATCGTGGATCCCTACTGACAATAATGGCGCATTATTGTGGGTTAAGTTGAAATGGAAGCGAGTAGCGTTTGATAGGTCAATCGCGAAAGTTCCTATAACGGCTAAATTTCCCAGAGTTCGTATTGCTGATCCGAAGGTCGGAGATGAGGTTTATATTCTTTGTAAGAAGCCAAATCTAACGGTCTCGGAAGGTCAGATCATTTCAGTTCCAGACGACTTCGATGATGAAGTTCGTTATACTTGTACTACCGAGCATGGAGATTGCGGAGCGGGAGTATGGAACAAGAATGGCGCGTTGTTAGGAATACATCGCGCGGATCTTGGTGGAACGAACGGCTTTCTTCGTGTTAAAATGGATTATTTTAACATGAAGTTAGAGGGTCCGGTGCAAGCCGAACCAGAGTTTAAAGGTCGGGTTCGTCCTGATTTAAACTCGCAAGGCCGTGGTTAATTCCAATGGAAGACCATGTTCAGCAGGCAAGTGAGTATTGGAAATCGAACTTGCCATTTTTTAATGGAGTCGACCAGAAAGCTCGGCCATCTGCTTTGTTTAGCGAGTACTTCACAAAAGGTTTGTGTAAGTATGGTGGCCGCGTTTCTACTCGCGAGCCTAGGTACAAGGATCGAAGTTTAGTAGATCCCAATGTACAATTATGGATGTCATCACGAAATGTCTCGTGGGAGTTTAAGCATGCTATGTGTGTGCCAACTCCTGGAACGGGGTATGTGAGTTTGAGCAAGTATGAGAAATCTCAGCCTATTCTTGATGAAGAAGCTTGGGAGCTTGCCTGTGAGTGGACAGAAGCGGATTATTTTCCGTACTGTTGTAACTCATCGTTGATTACATTGGAAGCTGCAGAAGCTGAATGTAACAAGCAAACTAGTAATGGGTTCCCAATCAGCAAAAAATATCGCTTAAAACACGATTTTATGTTTGATGATGAGGGGAATCTTCGTGATGAATATCGGTTCATTCAACGTCGCCACTTTGACGATATAGCAACGACACTTGGTGCCCGCACTTTCTTTACTGTTTCACAGAAGTATGAAATGCGGACTCGTAAAAAGCTTGCGGAGGGCAAAATCCGTACTTTTACTGCGTCTTCCATTACGCACAATATGTCGATGTCGCAAATGTGCCACGATATGAATCAGAAGTTTTATGCTTCACACGGAAAAACAATGTCCGTTGTTGGGATGTCAAAATACTATGGTAATTGGCATTCTATGATTCTTGATCTTCAGCGGTTTACCGTTGGATGGGCCTTGGACGAGTCAGATTATGATTCATCCTTTTTTAGGCGGCAATTGTGGGCACAGATGAAAATGCGCTTTAATTTTTTAGAGCAGCAGTTTCAGACTGTAGAGAATTGGAATCGTCTGATTCATCTCTATTTTGATATCATTTATACGATGATGGTCACACCGCAGGGTGATGTGATTTGCAAGGATACAGGAAATCCTAGCGGTCAAAATTGTACAATTGTCGATAATACTCAGGGGCTTACGCGTATTTTTTATTACGCGTATATTAAAATTTGGCGATCTTTGTTCTTATCTGATTTAGATAGGGTTAAGCAAATTCGGATTAGGCGTGCCCAATTGGCACGCTGTCCGGATCCTCATGAGGAGGATCTTCTTGAAGAAGAGATGT